ATCTACTTTGGTTAATAAAGGGATAAACAATGCCGAATAATTCGAATAAATATAACTATACCGGTGGTACCGTTAAAACAAATAACAATAGAAATCCAGAATCTCAATTATTTAAGAGATTAACCAGACTTCTTTCTGGTCCTATAGTTAATAAACGTGCACAGTTTTATCGTCAAGAAAAACGAAAAGACTTAGATAAATACGACTTTAAATCGGCTTCTGGTAAAGCTTTTCAAAAAACAGATTATAATCCATTTGAATTCATTCACACAAATATGATGAAAAATCATAATCGTGGTGAAAGATATGCAGAATTTGATCAAATGGAATTTACCCCAGAATTAGCTTCGGCATTAGACATATATGCAGATGAAATGACCACTTGGAGCAAGCTGCAGAAAATGTTGATTGTTGACTGCGATAATGAAGAAATTAAAAACATTTTAATTAATCTATATCATAATATTTTAAATGTTGAATTTAACCTATTTGGCTGGTGTCGTAATATGGTTAAATACGGCGACTTCTTCTTATATCTTGATATAGATGAAGAAATTGGTATTAAAAATGTAATTGGTCTTCCGCCTCATGAAGTTGAAAGATTGGAAGGTCAAGATCCAACAAATCCAAATTATGTTCAATACCAATGGAATTCAGCTGGTATGACTTTTGAAAATTGGCAAATGGGACATTTCCGTATTCTTGGTAATGACCGTTATGCGCCATATGGAACAAGTGTTTTAGAGCCGGCGCGGCGTATATGGCGACAATTAACTCTTCTGGAAGATGCGATGATGGCTTATCGAATTGTACGCTCTCCAGAAAGACGTGTTTTTTATGTAGATGTAGGAAATATAGATCCAAACGATGTTGAACAATATATGCAAAAAATTGTTTCAACTATGAAACGCAATCAGGTTATTGATGATAAAACCGGTCGTGTTGATTTACGTTATAATCCTATGAGTATTGAAGAAGATTACTTCTTACCAGTTCGTGGTGCTACATCAAATACAAAAATAGAAAGCCTTCCCGGTGGTACTTATACCGGTGACATTGAAGACGTTAAATATCTACGAGATAAACTGTTTTCAGCAATTAAAGTACCACAGTCATATCTCGCACGTGGTGAAGGTGGAGAAGAAGATAAAACAACACTTTCACAAAAAGATGTAAGATTTGCAAGAACAATACAAAGACTACAACGTTCAGTTGTCACAGAACTAGAAAAGATTGGCGTTGTACATCTTTATGTACTTGGATATCGTGGCGATGACCTATTGGGTCACAAAATATCACTTAATAATCCATCAAAGATTGCTGAATTGCAAGAATTAGAACACTGGAAAACCAAATTTGATGTTGCTGGTTCTGCAACTGAAAATTTCTTTAGTAAACGATGGATTGCCAAGAATCTATTTGGTATGAGTGAAGAAGACTTCCTACGTAATCAACGTGAACTGTTCTATGATCGAAAAGTATCAACTATGTTAGATAAGGAAGCGGAAGCAGTTGTTGATGAATCTGGTGCTGGATCTGGTGGTTCTGATTTAAGTCAATTTGCACCAGAAGAAGGTGCAGAGACACCAACCGAGGAGCCAACCGCTGAACCAGAGGAAACTGCAACACCAGAAGAATCCTCTCCTGAATCTGCAGAAACAGGTGAAACAGGCGAAGAACCTGGTCCACTATTAGTAACCCCACCAGCAAGACGTGAAGATGAGCCGGTCAAGGTTCTTAAATTTGAAGCAAATGATGGTTCTACAACTACCAACAAATCAAAAGGAAAATGGTATGAACCAGAGCCATATGATAAAAGAACTGGTCGTCAGCAAAGAATGCATTCTTTGGGCAATACCAATCTAGCTTCAAATACTGTACGCAATGTATTTAAAGGTTATTCAGATATGAAAAGTTTAACCAAAGTACCTTTCGAGGAAGGTATTAAAAATGATTCTAATTATGATAAACAAGAAGAAAAACTAATATTAGAAAATAATAAGAAAATAAAAGATCTAATTACAGAATTGGAGAGAAAAGATGCAAGAAAAAAGCAAACTAAAGCACAATAAAAAGCGTAATACAGCTTTTTTATATGAAAGTTTAGTAAAAGAATTAACTAGAGCAGTTGTCAACAAAGATAATAAAACAAAAAATACAATTGTATCTATTTGTAAAGAGTTTTTTGCATCCGATAAACCGTTACAAAAAGAACTTCAACTTTATTCTATATTAAATGAAAGTTCTGACTTGGAGCCTAAATTGGCCGAAAGGTTAATTCAGGAGGCTGTACGTCTATATTCTCAGCTAGATGAAGAAGAGATTTACAGCGAACAATCTAAATTAATAGCTAAAATAAATAAATCAGTTACACCAAATGTTTTTAATAATTTTTTACCAGATTATAAAAATTTAGCAACAATTTATCAAATTTTCAATAAGAGAGCACCTGTTAAAGAAAGAATTTTACTTGAACAGACTTTGTTAACTTCTTTAATATCTAAAAATAAAGAGGTCGCTGATTCAAAAAATATGCAGTCTGTTGATAATATTGTTTTCACCTCTTTTGCAAAAAAATTTAATGAGAAATATGGTGAAACATTAATCAAGGAACAGAAAGAACTTCTTTCATTTTATGTTATGTCTGGTACTGATGATGGAGTTAGTTTAAAGGTTTATTTAAATGAAGAAATTGGTCGTTTAAGGAATAATATTGAAAATCTATTAGTAACAGAAGAATTTAAAAATAATAATTTTCTTACTGACAAAACTAATAAATTATTAGAAAAAATAGAGACTTTTAAAAAGAAACCGGTTGATCACCAGATGTTGACAGAAGTACTTAAAATACAACAATTTGTAAATGAGGCAACTAAATAATGGCAATTACTGTTAAAGTTGGAGAAGAAGAGCAAGAAAATAATCAAGCACAAACTTCACAAGAACAAAAAGTTGATCAAAAACCTAACGGTAAATTAGGTGCTAAGCTAAACATAAGAAAAACTCTAGATGGCAATTTTTACATATATGATCACCACTATATTGATATCATATTAATGCCAGAGAAAATGAAAATTCTAACAATTCCATACTCTGAAAATAATAAAATTGCCTTTAGTGAACTAGTTTACCATACTCAGGATAGATTTTTTGATCATATGGCTCGTAAAGGTATTATAGCCCTAGAAACTGTAAAAGGTGGAAATATATTTGGTTCTATGGAAGCTAATATATTAAAACCAAAAGACACAGCAATACCATTAAATGAATTAGTATTATTAAATATAGCTTCTTGGATCGATAGTCAAAGACCTGCTTTAGAATTTGATAAAAAGTATGAAGAAGAATTTGATGATAGATTATCAGAACCAACTGATGAAGAAACGACAGAATTGGGAGAAGTTCCTCAAGAGAGTGAAAAAGGTTCAATTCCTAAATATCAAAGCCGCCGTTATCTAGGTGGTTGGTGGTGATATATGCAAGAAGACCAAAAAGAAGAAACTGTTCAAGAAGAAAGTAAACCGGAAGAACAGAAACTTAATAGAAAACAACGTAGAGCTATTAAATCAAAACGTGGTGGTGAATCACAGGATTCACAAGGCTCAGGTAAATCACACGCAAATCGAATTTCAGAAAAACCAAAAGCTCGTCGACGATGAATTTAATAATTTTTATATTGGTTGCATACGGTCTTACACAAATATTATGTTATGGAAAAATATTTGATAGGATAAGACCAAAGACCGGATTTTTTGGTGAGTTATTATCCTGTTCAATGTGCACGGGATTTTGGGTTGGATTATTGCTATGGTTGGTTAATCCATTAACAAAATTATATCATTTTGATAATTTACCATTAACAGGCTTTTTATTGGCCTGTTTAAGTTCTGGTACGTCCTATTTATTAGATAAAATAGTCTCTGATGAAGGGATTAAATTTAACAAGGAGTAGTTATGAATCCAATAGTCACAAGAAAATGGTTTCTGCCTGTTTGCCGTAGATGCTGCAAAGGCAGCTAACTGAAGCAGCTTGCCGCTGCTTTTTTAACCGTCGCGAGGCGTAAAATCTACAAAACTTAATGTATTTGATAAAAATTCAACTATTTATTTTTTGAATAGTTGATTATGGAGCTATATTATGGCAATCTCTAGAGAAGAATTAAAAAAATTAGTTATTAAAGAAATGCTTGAGCAAGATC